CGCAAGCGAGTCATGCTGCAGGAGGATGAGTTGCGAAAGTTGCTGTCCTCGATCGACGACATCGGCGAAGAGAACGGTCTGGCGTTGAAGATTATGCTGGCAACCTGCGTCCGTACTGTGGAACTCGTTAAGGCCCGATGGGAGCATATCGACCTGGAGCGCGGGACCTGGTTTGTTCCTGATGAATCGGTGAAGACTCGGTCAGGGTTCCTTGTGCCGATAACGCCCACCGTAGCTGGGTGGTTCAAGGAATTGGATCGCTTGGCCGGCGGTTCGCCTTGGGTCCTGCCAGCGAGGGATCAGCGGCGAGAGGGTCTGCATGTGGGGATGTCCACGCTCTCCGCTGCGCTGATCCGGGCCTTTGCGAGGGGCGATATCGAGACACGTAGATTCACCCCGCACGACACAAGAAGTACAGCCAAGGGGCACATGCGGAACCTCGGCGTGTCGCGCGAGATATCCGAGATCGCGCTGAATCACGTCCTCAAGGGCATGGAGGCAGTGTACGACGTTCGCGATGAAATACCGGAGCGCCGGCAGGCACTTGAACTATGGGCGTCATTCCTGGTGGCGTGCGAGAAGGGCTTGCCGTGGAGCGTTGTGCCTCTAAATCGCCAAGTCGCCGCTTAGCTTACAGTAACCTGCGGCACCTCCTTCGCCACTTCAGCAACTCGCTCTGGCACTACCTGACGCCGCGGCTGCGGGATAAACGTCGATACCGGCATCGGCAGAAACAGCGGCTCGTCGCGCTGCGGCCCCTGTCGCTTCACAAAGCCAAGGTTGATGCCGCCCGGAGCCGGCCGAACGCTCAGCCGTAGCGGCGCTGGCGAAGGATCTTGTTCTGCGCTCAGCGGCCGGAAGTTGAAGAACAGCGTTTCGCCCTGCTGCGCCGCCAAGTGCAAGCGTCTCAAGCTCTCGGCGCGCACCGGCTGCTGTCGCGCGCTGCTGCTCGAGGACACGCCGGGCCAGAACAGCAATGCTCCGCAGCTACCACTCTTCAGGACCTGTTCGGCTGCCCAAAGCGCGTCCGCGGTGCGCTCGGAGCGCAGCCATAGCACTGACTCGGGCGAGACGCCAAGAGAGGCAAGTGCCAGCGCCTGAGGAGCGTGCGGCGGCTGCAGCAGTACGATCTTGGACTTTGCCACGGAGGCCAGCGCTGGAGCGATCAGGCGCATCTCACCTATTCCTGGCTGCTGCACCAGTAGATCGATCAACGTACCTACAGGCCATCCGCCGCCTGGAAGCTGGTTGGACAAGGCCGGATGCCCAGTGTCGACGCACCGAATCCGGCTTCGCCCAAGCTGGGACGCTCGCCAAAGCGAAGGATGAAGCGTCTCTAGATCGCTTGCGGTAGTCATGTTGATATTAGAAAATACTGTATATTTGCACAGTATAGCGTGACATAGTGGCTATGTCGAAATATCAACCGGCAATCGAATCGGAGGGGATATGGTGGATACGGGAATTCTTGAGGATCTGGATGCGGTGGACGAGGCGGCGCGGGAGGTCGTGCCGAGCGTCGTACTGCGCTATCGGGAGTCAGGCGTCTTGACGTGGGCGCTCATGCATCGGATTGAGGCTGAGGTGCTGGACGAGCTCGAGGCGACTGGCGCGCATCCGCTGGCCGCCCTCAGCATGATCCGATCGTCGCCGGTATGGGGATACCCGCGCGATGACCGCCCTGCGTCGTTTGGCAATGCGTCTGCTGTGCCGGCGATCTTCCTGCAAATTGAGCGGGCTTGGAAGCGGGTTCACTGACCATTCATTAGACGAAGCACTCGACGTGACGATCGAATTGCTCATTCAGCCGCAACCCATTCACAGCTCATGATTCTATCGTCGACCACCTCAACAGGGCTAAGCGCCAGCAGAAGTTTTAAGGTAGCTGTTTCGGCTATATAGGTCACACATCGCGGGGAGGACTTTAGGAAATCGGCAACACCACGGCTCCTGCATTCGTCCAGTGATCCGATGCAAACAAGGTCACCTAAGCCACCCATTTCGAAGTGAGGCTCAAAGGAGAATAGTGCGTACTTTTGGTCCATGCTGAATTATAGTTCATCCGCCTCAGATGCAGTGTCAAGACTAGCCCTAAATTCTGCTAGTGGAACATATATCTGATCATCGATCACATTAAGCGACAATCAGTTCGCCGTACTTCTCGTTGATGTAGTGGAGCGGGACGAAACATTCGTCAAACTCTCCGTCCTCGACATTGTGTAGCATGATGACGCCGTGCCAATGCTTGTTTCCTTGTGGCCCGAGATAGTCCTCGTCGTGCTCGTAGCAAGACCCTGCGATGATCGCCGTAATCTGCCTACCGTCCGCCTTGACGCCGGTTGCCGACTGCCTGCCCTGCTGGTGCCCGGCGATGCATGACATGTGCTTTTTGTTCAGCATGGCCTGTGCCGACGAAGCTGGTCGGCCCATAGCGCCAGTCGTGAAGTAATGCGCGAAGGCGATGCCCTCGATGACCACCACCTCAAGGAATGGATAGACCTCCCAGCCGTATTGTGCGTACATCAGGTCGTCCGTCGAGATGGTCCCGTCCAACAGTGGCTCATCGTCGATGGTACGGTTGATGCGGTTCTCATGGTTGCCAAGCGTGAGCACCATGCGGGGGCGATATGGCGACTTCTTATTTCGGACTCGCATGAGGTTGTAGTCACGCAGCGGCCCAAGTAGTGCCTCCATTCCCTCATGCGCAGCCTTGATGTCTGCCTTGTACCGTCGTCCCTCGTAGGACCGCTTTCCTTTATCGTAGCTACTCAGGCTCTGCATGTCCGCAAAGTCGCCAGCGTGTACGATGATGTCTGGCTTCTTGTCGAGGATATAGCGGCCTATGCTACGTAGAAATCCGAGGTCGTCGCCAGGCTTAACCTGGCTGTCTGGGATAAACAGGATCTTGGTCATGCTCACCTCATGGATTAGTGCGCGCCAGGATCAGCGCGAGCAGCTCTGCATCGTTGGTAGTGGCGCGGATGTCATCTGCCCAGATAGGGACGGAGCCGCGGCTCTTGGTCTGGACGACGAAGAACAGCGCGCCATCCTCTTGCGCGAAGGCGCGCATCCGGTCCATTAGTTCGGCCATGGCTATTTGGGCCAAGCCTGGACGGTCTTGGCATGGCGGGCGGCACAGTCGGCGTACTGGCGCAGCAGGTCGATTGCCCATAGCTGCCAGACGTCGTAGTCCGGCGCATCAGGCTTCACGATGGCCGGACAGGGAGCAGCGAGCGCGCTATCGAGGGATGGCCGAATTGGCGGCGTCGATGGCGGAGTCGAGGTTGCGCACCCTGACGTCATCAGGGCGGCAATCGACAGGGAGGCGAGGCGCATTGCGTAGCTCCTTGGTGAGCGCCGTCAGCTTGGGCGCGAGGGTGGCGCCGACGGCAGCGTATTCGGTGGCAGCTTGGTGGATCGTCGCGGCATCGGCCTTCAGCGTGCTAAGCGCCGTGGTGGCTTGCTCGGCTTTCTCCTTGGCGTGCGCTGCCTTCATCTCGGAGAGCTTGGTGTTCAGTCGCCAGCCATTCACCAGCCATCCGGCACCGAAGGCCAAGGTTGCGACTATGACGGCGGCGGCGATCTGCAGCAGGAGCTTGTACGGCGCGAGACGGAGCATCAGGGCGGCGATCATGTCAGCCCCTTTAGGCACAGCTCGCGCTCACGCTGGCGGCGCTTGGTCAGCCCCGCCACCTCGCGCCCGCCGACTCGGTTCCAGAGCAAGAGCGCATCGCAGGCGCCGCGCATGTCGCCGGCATTGGCCTTGCGAGCCATGCTGCTCGAGCAGAAGTTGGTGACACCGATATTGAAGGCGGCATCGACGAATGCGACGCGCTGGCCGTCCGTTAGCCGGTCCATCAGTATGCACTTGGCGATGCCGGTGGCGTGTCGATCCAAGTCGCGGTCCAGCTGTGCGGCACACTCGGCCGGCGTGTACGTCTTGCCCCACTGCGCATCTTCGGTAGCGCCCGTGCAATACGTGAGGACGCCGCCAAGATCCTTGTAAGTCGCGTAGACAGTGCCTTCCTGCGCTGGTGTGAACACCAACAGGCTGGCGGCGGCAACCGACCCGACGATGGCGGCAAGGCCGCGCTTACCAGGTCTATTTGGTAACGCCATCACTGACCTCCTTCTGTGCCATCACCCGGGCGGCAGTCGCGGCGATTGATACGACAGCGGCGATACCGGCAAACACGCCGGGCCGGATCGATGCCGGCTGCCAGATCTGCACCACTATTTCGCCAGCGCCGAATAGCGCCGCAGCCACGTTGAACTTGACCGACCAAGCCTTGCGCAAGATAGTCGGCCAGTCATCTACGAGTCGCATTGGTCGCCCTCCTTAACCTTTCGGTCACGTCGTGCCCTCATCGGCGCCGAGTGATAGAACTGGAAGCAGATCCAGAGAATCGATACCAGCGCCGCCAAAGGTGGTAGCGCATTCGCGAACCATCCGGCGATGGTGACGGTTGCGGCGACCGTCGATGCGGCGTCGAAGACGTGTTTGATGTGGTCCATGTGGACTCGCTGGTGACCGCCGTAGCGGATTGGTTGAGGGGAGTTGGTGGCCGGTCGGCGCCGGCTAAATCAGTATTTGTCGCAGTGGCCCGGATCTACCTTGTCGAGAAGCCGACAAAGGATGCACGCCCATCGTCTCCCCTCTTTTCGTACGCGTTGCGCCCTTTCGCTCATGTATTCGCTATCGTCGCCGCCAGTTGAAGCATTGCCGACCCGGTCATAGCCTTTGGCGATGGTCCACGCGCGCGGAGAGCCGACAAGGATCGAGATGAGCATCCATGGCAAGGTGATCGCTGCGCACAGCACGCACACCAGCCAGATGCCGAGCAGCCCTACACGCGCCATAGCGACCTCGCAAAAGAAAAGCCGCCCGTAGGCGGCTCAGTGGAAAGGATGGATTTCGACTACAGCGCCAGGATCTCGGCGGCGCGCCCCTGCTCGATCAGACCGGCGCCTTCCAGCTCCTGTACACCCTCGATCGTGGTCGTGTAGGTCAGGTCGATGTTGTCGGACACGTTGACCAACTCCAGGTAGTCCTGAATGGCGATGTTGGCCTGTGCTTCGGTGCGAATGGCGACGCGTTCCGCTGCGGTGAAGCGCTCAAGGAATGCGCGCTTGGTCAGGCTCGTGACGACGTACGAGGCCACAAGATTGGCCAGCTGGCCGTCGATCAGCTTCTGCATGAAGCCTTCAGGCGTCAGATGCGGGTTGCCCACGTTGTATGCATCCAGAGCGCGCTGCAGTGCAATCGCCTTCGGGTTGTCGGTAATGCTGATGGCGTAGTTCATGATGCCCTTTCATTTAGGTGCAAACGAAGATTTGCGGACGAACCGTAACGGCGGCGCTCGACATGACGACATAGGCGGTCAGCTTCGTTACCGTCGCCGCGATACTGCTCTGTCCGAGGATGGCGTAGGCATTCAGCTTCGGGACTGTGATGCTCACCGCGTACGGTCCGGTAATTGCATAACCGGATAGCTTTGATACGTCCGCCATGGCTTAGGTTTCCGATTGAACGCCGATGTTGAAGCCGGCAGCGGTCAGGTCCGTGCCCACCCAATTCGACGCTGTGACCGGGTTGGTGGCGAACACATTTTGTATGCGCCCGAGCGCTGCCGGCAAAGCAATCGCCGCGCTGTTGCTGTTTGTGCCGCCGGTACGCACGTTCATGCGGATGTTCTGCGGCCCGGTTCCACCCTTCACCGCACGCGCGCTAATGCAAACCGCCTTGATCGCGTTGTTGCCGGTAATGCCGCTGGAGCCGACCGTGAACTGCGCAAGCTGCCCAGTCGTCCCGCTGGTGATAACGGTGGTGTCGTTCAGCGTCGTCTCGTTGATCGATGTGACGCTACCAGCATCCCAACCGAACGTGTTCCCATTTGCGGTGGGCGCCATGGTGACGAGGGACAGGTCGCGGGTATCAGAATCGGAGCAGATGACCTCCGACCAGTATGTACCTGAACTCCCGCCTATGGCCGCACAACCGACTGTGAAGGACGAGAGCGCCGTGTTGCCATCCGTCGTGATATCGCCGGAATATGTTGCGACAAGGGTCCCCTCAATGTACACATCGACCTTGCCGCTCGTCCCATATGTGACCGCGACGTCGATTTTCTGGACGGCGCCCAGTGGCAACGTATAGGAACTAGTCGCCAAGGTGGTGTAAGTTCCGGCGGCATTCCTTTTGGCGATAGTTAATACTGTGGAGCTCCCATTGGTACGAACCGCCAACCGGCGCACCGCTCCGCTATCACTAAATGAAACCAAGTCGCAGGCGGTCGAAGCTGATACCTGGGATGCAAACACCCTTGCGGTTAACCACAAAGTGGACTGTGGCGACGACAGAGCTCCGCCCCATCCATCAGTGGCGCCATTGGACGAGCCAACCAGCAGAGAGCAACGCGTATTGGCACTGCGCCGGAATGCGGTATTGGTGTCGACCGAGCAAACGCCGAACTTCGTAAAGTCGTGGTCTTCCCCGCCCATAAAATAATATGTGGCCATTGGTTTCCTTGTTAACGAGTGCCAGCCAGCACGAAGCCGATGTCAGCCAGCGTTGTGTCTGCCGTCGACGGGGCGACAACTGAAATAATGTCGCCCGACGCGCAAGTAAAGCCACTCGCCGAGATGAAAGTTGCAGAGGTGGCAGCAGCAGCAAAACGGATCGTGCCAACACTGGTGCCGTTCTTCTGCACGTCGAAGTCAGTCTGCGCGGTAGCTGCGACTCGGGCGCGGCCGACGCTTCCCGCGAGTGCCGCGGCGAAGGAGACTGCTCTTGCTACGGGGACGCGCGTCACCAGCGCGCTTGCGCTTGGAACGCCCGGGTAAAATGCAGTCAGGTCGAATGGCTGCGCCGGCAAGTCGGCTTGAACGAGCGTGCGCATGGTCGGCACATCATCCGCACCGGTCGCCGGCCCGGCTAGGAACGTATTCTTGATTTGCGTCTTGAGCGTCACCGCCAGCGTGCCAGCGCCGGTCACTGGCGAGCCCGAGACGTCGAACAGAGCGCTCGGCGCGGTCAATCCGACGCTTGTGACAGTCCCGCCGGTCCCGGTGGGATAGCTAAGAGCCGTCCAGGAGCTTACCTGCGTCGGGTCCGAGCCCGTGATGACGTAGACCTTGCTGTTGTCCGAGCGTGCGCACCAGTCGCCTTTCTCGCCGCTCAGGGCAAGCATGGCTGCTTGGTTCGATGCCGTGCCGAGGAAGTCGATCACGGCGAGATTCGGCAATTGGGTGACCGGGAGCTTCCCGTCGCCGCCGAGGCTCGCGTAACCGTTCGCGGCGCCCTTCTCCGATTCTTTCTGGTATTGCGCGTGCGGGTCGCTATCAGCCACGTGCGCACTGACGGCTGATGCCGCCGTTCCCGTCGGTTCGGCCCCGACGTCGCCAGCATCGAGAACGACGTCGCCGGTTTGTCCATTCACGCTTTCCACGGGGGCTGAACCACCGCCGCCGAGCACGCGCAGATCGGTGTAGCTCGTTACCGCGGACACTCCGGTCACAACGGTATAAAGTGGCGTGCGACCCGTCGTGAACCCAGTCTGATTCACCGACACGGAGCCCGCGCCAGGATCAGCCTCAACGTAGTTCGTCGCCGACGCTGTTAGCGTCACCGTGCCGTTGGCGATCTGCGTAGGGGTTCCACCGGTCGACACCGTGCCGCCGTAGTAGCCGAAGGTCAGCCCGGCAGAGGAAACTGCGCGCCGGCCGTAAAGCATCGCTGGTGACGCTGCGTCGAGCAGAGCGTTCGCCGTGACCTCCTTGTTGGACTGCGAGGCGCTTATCAGGTCGAGGTTCGTAGAGCTGTTTGCCATGGAGGCCCCAATAAAAAAAAGGCCGCTCGATGGCGGCCTTGGCTGAGTTATTTG